TTTACAAGTAACCTCAGATCTTTTATAACATAAACTTGCCATTAACTTGTCAAATTTCAATTTAGGTACAAACATATTCTTATCTTTAAAAAAAGTCATACTACAGAACTCAACTTCTTCAATATTTTGTGGAAAAGCACTGGTGTATTTTAAATGTACACCAAATGCTAAAAAAGTTCTGCTGACAATAGGTGGAGCCATCAGATCTTTAACATCATCTGAATATGAATAAATAACATCATCTCCCATGACTATCAACTCAACATATTGGGAAAAACTTTCCCACGTAGCATGGAATTTAAAAGGATTACTCTCTACTACAACTGTGATCCAATGATATAACCAATAAACAACATGAATCAAACAATTATCAGGTAATGTATTTCCTTGCCCTGAAGGCATACCTCCAAACTTTTTAAAGAGATCTCCCAATGCTCCTACAACCATCGAATAAGTAATATTTTTGTACAGGTATTCATGTGCCTTATCAAAATTACGATCTGAACACCATCCCATGCGTAATAATCCAAGCATGAGCATAATAGCATCGTGTACGCTACCATCCCACCATTTGACATCTCCATCATTAATCCATGGAAAACGCATTAATTTTTTCGCTAACTTATCCCAATTACCATTAAATTTAGTAACACCCATAAAAATTGGGACTTTAAATTGAGCTCCAGCACGACACATTCGTTCATTCATAACTGAATATAATCTATATGATAGTGTACATGCATCTGCTGGAAATGACAAGAAAGTACGTGGATCATGTGTATCCACTTTATCTTTTCGTTTTAATTCTTTTTTAATAACATTACGCCAATACATTGGTGGTTCCAAACCATTTAAAATATCTCTTTCATATCTTCGATAATAAATTGGATACCAATCTGAATTTTTTAGTAATGATTTAGACGCAAAAGCAAGTTGAAAAGGGTATCCTGGTGATGTTTTACCAGATAAACTAGTTATTGCATCATCAACAACTAACAAAGGTGAATCCCTCATACAAGAAAAAAGTTCCTCTACAATAGTAAAACAATGGTCAACTACTGCTTTCTCCATTGGAATTTTGGTTTGAGCATAGCGAGCCATTGCTGTATACTCAGCTAGAGGATAATTATATGTTAGTGTATATGGATTATCTTTAAGTGCACAATCTTCATCTAACATTTTAGGATATTTACTTTTAATAATACCTACTAAAAAAGGAGCTACTTTACTTCTAACTACCTCCGGCCTTCGTTTTGGTTGCGGAAAAAAAACCCGACCAAAATATTCAAAGGCATTATCTTGTTCATAAGTTTTTAAATTTAATAATATATCTTTGTACAAGTCGCTATATTTACGGTTACTAAAATTAATTTGTTGCGACAATCCCATTGGATAGTAACCGCAAGGGCCCAGATCTACTGGGCCCCCATCTGTTGGGGGGACACACAGAAATTAAGCGCATTAGCTTTATCTCCCCCAACATGTAAACCAACAATTTTTCCACCAACTATCCAAGGACACCCACAGTTTCCTCCAACAGTAAACATATCACTAACACCAGTTTCTTTAACTTTACCAACAGCATGAGTTCTCTGTGGATAAGAAATGGGCATATAAACATTATCACCAACACCTTTAGCAAAATTAGGCATTCTAGGAGCAGATTTTAATTGACCTGGCACTGGAAACTTAATGAGACTACCTAAAGTACCATGTAACCCAATTGCCACACCTTTACTAACATCAAAATCACAAAAATGAATTTCTTTTACTTTAGTATCCATACCTTCTGCTCTATAAAAATCATTTTCATTTTCATCAGTATGTTTATATAATCTAACCCAAAATTTTCTTTTCGACGCAACATCTTGGTTCCAATTATGACTAATAGTATAAAAACCATCCAACATTAAACATCCATGATAAAGAAAAGTAACACCTCTAGGATCGTCAAAAATTGCATACATTGACGCATATGTCTTCTGCATAACTTCATCTGATATAACTTGATTATGAGTTGCTACTTCTTCGGTATGAGCATTCAGAACTGAAATCCAATTTCCCAAATAATTTTCTTTCCAAATTTTAGTTTCTTTTGCTTGTGAATTTTCCTTTTCTTTATAAACAATGGATTTCTTCTTATTTTCCTGAATAATTTGTGCATGTTCCCATGTACATCGATCACCCCAAGAACATTTTCCAGTTTTAAACCAATTTCTACACTGTCCTCTAGGAACTTTAACTTCAGCAGACTCATTTTGATTTTTATACATTTTAACTGGATGATAAAAAGGACAATTTTCTTTATCTGGGCAATTAATGTTATACATACAAATTTGTGTACCATCTTTTTTAACTAATTCTGATACTTGCCTCTTTGTGATAGTAGTTTTATGATCCAAATTACACTTGGGACGGATACATTTACCATACCATGCATAAAAATAACATGGTCGTAAATTATTCTCAGCTGAATCTCTATCCCAAGCATCAGTTTGATTTCCTTGACGAGCCAAACTTCTTGATTGTCTATCTCTTAACCATGCATCAAAAGTATCTCGTTTACCACTATTAACTTTGACATAACGCCCTGATTGTGAATCATATTCATACCACGATTCACCAGTTAACTCTTTAACCATAACATACTGTGGTGACGATTTAGACTGTATCATACCTTCTTTATGTAAAGTTTTAACATATTTAGCCAATTGAGCATCATAAGCATACCAACCTTCAACATTATCTACTTCTTCAACTCGTATCAAAATAGGTTGATAAGCTAATTGTGGATTAATAACAGGCACAATATCAGTAACTATTGCTGTTTCTTTAAAATCACCTTTAATTTGTTTCACAACAGTTGGTAATTTTGGTTCTTTATATTTCTTTTTTAATTTATATAAATACCAAGCTGCAAATAACAAACCAGCAGCAATTGCTGCAATACCCAACGTTTTAGTATAGGTACTAACTGAAGCATTAAAATCAACAACATCACTATCATAAGTGACTTCTCTAACTGCTTTATTATCAACACTTTTCTTCTTTGTACCAGTATGCGCACAATAATTAATATAAACTGCACTAGATCTAATTTCACCATATGCTTGCATTATTAAAAACATTTCAGTGGCGTTTGACTGATCATCCGACAGTGGTGTATCTTTTGTTAAATCTTGTATTTTATCACTAAAATTTTCTCTTTTAGTACCCGTCAAATGATTTAATAAATGTAAATTCCAATCATTAATATTTTTCAAAATTTTGTTACATTTTGGATGAATACATTGAGTACTAATAAAACTCATTCGTGAGTCTAACCATGATATCACATCTAAAGTTTCTGAATCATAATGCTTTCGTTTTAACATAGTAGTAATATATGATCCAAAACTTTCTTCATCAACCTCTGTGACTAAATCAGGTTGACATTCTGGAACAAATCCAATACCTCCCATATCTCCTGGTCTTTTTCCAGT